GTCATAAAATTGCAAAATATGATTTAAGTTTCTTACCGCAAAAAGATGGTTACTTTGACGAAAGTGTTGATTTTATCTTTTTGCGTCACGCATTAGAACATAGTCCATATCCTATCTTTAGTTTGAAGGAATACAACCGTGTGTTGAAACAAGGTGGCAAGCTTTATGTTGAAGTTCCTGCCCCGGACTGCGACCGTAGGCATGAGTGGAATCTAAATCACTACAGTATTTTTGGTGAACAACAATTAGCCGCACTATTAGTACGATGTGGCTTCAACATTGATGAATTCAACAACTTAGCTTTTGACATTCAAGGAAAAAATGAAGAAGGTGAAGATTTTACTGCTAAAGAGAAATTCTATTGTATTATGGTAACTAAAACAAGACCATTAGATATCAAATAAAAACGATAAATACTCACTACAAGTGAGTATTTTTTTATGGCCTATCCAGAACCAAGCAACGTTGCGCCGTGGTATTTACGCAACATTAATCAAGCACTAGCACTAGACGAAACTAGTGGTAATGTATATGTCCGCACCGGCTTTACTGGTAATATTGTTATCGAAGGTAATGTTGTCATTCCTGGCAATGTAGATTGTCATATATCAGAAATTGGAACATCAGGTAACTTAACAGTTCCTTATATGCCTATCGCCGGCAACATTACTATTGATGCAGGACAAACAGTTGAAGTTACACAGGGAACTGATCCTTGGGTCGTATCTGGTAATGTTAATGCCACACTAACTGGTAACTCACAGGTACAAATCACAGGTTATAACTTAGACGCATTTGCAAGATTGCGTGTATCTAATCCATATACATTCTTTGATTCAGCACTAACAGGTGAGCGTAGATATGATTGGTCAAGTTCTACTGCTACTAGCGGCACAGTGACCTTTGACTACAACGCTAATGTCAGAAACTTAAATGTAACTGCGGCAAGTGGTAGTGAAGTTATCCGTGAAAGTATTTGGTGTTTCCCTTATCAAGCAGGTAAGAGTTTATTAATAATGGCAAGTTTCTGTATGTCACCTAGCAAGACAGGATTAAGACAACGAGTTGGATATTTTGGGGCAGATAATGGCGTATATTTTGAGCAGGCTAATGGCACTAAGAACCTAGTTATTCGTTCAAGCAGTTCTGGAAGTCTAGTAGAAGATAGAGTAGCACAAATAGATTGGAATACTGATAAACTAAATGGTACAGGACCAAGTGGATTAACATTAGATACAAGTGCTACACAGATTTTCTGGTGTGATATTGAATGGTTAGGCGTAGGCACAGTTCGCACTGGATTTGTTATCAACGGTCAGTTCATTACTTGCCACACCTTCAATCACGCAAACGATCCGGCATTCACTACAACATATATGGGTAGTGCTACATTACCTTGTAGATATGAAATAACTAATACAGGTGCTACTTCAGGCGCAAGCACAATGAAGCAAATCTGTACCACTGTTATTAGTGAAGGTGGATACAATATGCCAGCATTAACAAATACTGCTGGCACTGATATAAATGTTAAACGATTAGCAACCGCTGGTACATACTATCCAATAGTAAGCATCAGATTGAATAGTTCATATTTGAATAGTATTGTAAAAGTTAATCAAGTTGATTTATTAAGTCCTACTGTAAACTACTATCGTTGGGTATTATTGCGTAATGCTACACTAACCGGTGCAACTTGGGCAGGAACAGGAACTACTAGAGTAGATGTTGACACAGCCGCAACAGCAGTTAGTGGTGGAACGCCAGTTCAAAGCGGGTATGCAAGTTCAAGAGAAGTAGCTCAACTTCAGGCTGAAAATATATATGCTCAGTTAGGTAGAACATTGGCAGGAGTAAGTGATACTTACACTTTGGCAATAACAGCAACTTCAAACAATGCTGATTTGTTAGCACAACTTGGTTGGCAAGAAATACTTTAAAATAGTTTTTACCCAATAAATACTCACTATGAGTAAACCACTTAGCAATGCTCCTTCACTAGTAAAGAATCCGTATACTAAAACTGTCTTTAAGACAGATAAAGAACTACAGGATTTTATCAAATGCTGTGACCCGGATACAGGTTATCTATATTTTATGGATAACTTCTTTTACATACAACACCCTACTAAAGGTAGTATGCTGTATCATCCCTGGCCATATCAACAAAGACTAATCGACACCTATCATAGATATCGTTACAGTATCAGTTTGATGCCTCGACAGTCAGGTAAATCTACTTCGGCAGCAGGTTATCTACTGTGGTATGCAATGTTTGTTCCTGATTCTACTATCTTAGTTGCGGCACACAAATACACTGGTGCACAAGAGATTATGCAACGCATACGCTATGCATATGAAAACTGCCCCGATCATATTAAAGCAGGTGTGACTACATACAACAAAGGCTCATTAGACTTTGAAAACGGATCTCGTATTGTTTCAGCAACAACGACTGAAAATACAGGTCGTGGTATGTCTATTACCCTACTATATCTTGACGAGTTTGCATTCGTTCGACCAAGTATCGCTAAAGAATTCTGGACAGCTATTACTCCTACATTGTCAACTGGTGGTAAAGCTATTATCACAAGTACTCCAAACAGTGACGAGGATCAATTTGCATTGATCTGGAAGGGCGCTAACAAGACAGAAGATGAGTTTGGTAATACTACCGAGCTTGGTGTTAATGGTTTCCGCTCGTACAGAGCATATTGGAATGAACAGCCCGGTCGTGATGAGCAATGGGCTAAAGAGATGAAAGCACAGCTTGGTGAGGATCGATTCAACCGAGAGATTGGTTGTGAGTTCATTATTGCTGATGAGACATTGATTAATCCAAACACACTGATAGCAATGGAAGGTATAGAACCTGTAAGTCGTATAGGACAAGTTCGATGGTATGACAAACCAGTGAAGGGTAATATCTATTGTGTGGGATTAGATCCAAGTCTTGGAACAGGTGGCGACCCGGCCGCTATTCAAATCTTTGAAGCTAATACTACTAAACAAATCGGCGAGTGGAAGCATAACAAGACTGATATCCCGAGCCAGATTAAACTGTTATCGCAAATTAACAAATACATAGCAGAATGCACGGGGGAACCTAACAACATCTATTATAGTATTGAATGTAATGGAATTGGTGAAGCATCTATTGTTTCATTAAACGAATACGGAGAAAGCAATATCCCGGGTATCTTTATTAGCGAAGCAGGTAAAGGTCGTAGAGGATTTAATACAACTAACAAGAGCAAACTAGCAAGTTGTGCTAAGTTCAAAACACTAGTTGAAAGTAAGAAAATGACCATAAATAGTCGTAGTCTTATCAGTGAATTAAAAGCATTTGTGGCTCACGGCGGTAGTTATGCCGCTAAAATTGGTGACACAGACGATTTGATTATGGCTAGTTTATTAGTTACCAGAATGCTACAACAATTAAGTGATTATCACTTTGATTTAGAGACACAGATTCGTGACCACGATGAGTTTGTAGCACCGTTACCCTTCTTTGCGGTAATGGGTTGAGACTAAAAAGATAAATACTATTATGCCAAAAAATACAGAATCATTGAACCGTTCATTATTTGAACTAATACATAGCAAGGGCTTAGATCCTACTATGTTAAGCACTGCGGGTAAGGAAATTCCTACTCCCGAAGAAGCTGAAGTCTTCCAATTTAACTTTGTTAAAGATGGGGAAGATTACGGCACTGTTACTATATCTATCGATGGATTACATAAGCTAACTGTGTATTTCAGTGATGATATAGCAAATAGTGAAAAAGAAGAATCAGAGTCCGGTGATGTATCTTGGTACCAATTATTAAATCAATTGAAGAAATTCTCGCAGAAATATCAATTGAGTTTTGAATTACGCAACGTAAGCAACTTAAAGCACGACATGGCAAAGAGGGAATATATGAAGAAAAAAGAATCAATCGCAGAAGGTTACTACCCAATGGGCAGAAAAGCAAGTTACAGTGATGCTGTACCTAGTGTAAAGATTGTGTTACAACACACTCGTCAAATCGAAGAAGGTGAGCAACGCTATCGTAATATTGCTAGAATCTTCTTAGAGAATGAACATGGCGAACGCTTCTTAGCACCAACTACTAAGCCAGGTATTGCCCGTGTATATGCTAGACATATTGCTGAAGGTGGTATGCCACATGACGAAAAGTGGAATCACATTGGTAGCTTGTGTGAAGAATATCAAAAGATGGCAGGGTTTGTTCGTGCTACTCGCAATGGTCAGTTCAATGAATCAACACAGAAATTGATTGCAGAAGGTATTAATCACTATCAAGCATTGCGTGAAAGTCTAGGTAAACTAGCCGGTCACCGTGGTTACAATGCATACTTTGAAAGTTGGACTCCTCCATTAATGGAAGATGATAGCGATACAAGTAACATCAATGAATTGTTTGTACAAGAAACAGTCGATCCACGCATTGAATCAGTAATGCCTATCTTATCTAAGCTACATAAGAAGATTAGTGAAATGTCAGAAGTTAACGAATTGTCAGAATGGGCAGATAAGTTAATTGAAGGTGATGAAGATATTGAAGATAACGAAGCAGATGATGCGGTAGACAATGCTGAACAAGATTTAACAGAAGCTCCTGGTGCAGAGACATTGGCACACAATGATAGAACAGAAGCAAGTCGTTTAAAGGCATTAGACTTGGATGAAGAAAGTCAATTAGATGAACTAAGTCCAGGTACTCTAAGCAACTATGTCAATAAATCAGTTGATGACTTATCTGACCGAAGCCATGATACTGGTGTACAAAAAGGTGCAAGAGTTGCAGGTCAAGCATTAGCTGGTGGTAAAGGTGATGCAGGCAGATTTGAGAAAGATGATAAGATTGCTAAACGCAAAGTAGGTATAAGCCGTGCTATTAGCAAGATTAGAGAAGAAGAAATGGAAGAAGGCGTGTTAGATACTGTTAAGAAAGTTGGCAGTAAAGTATTTGATAAATTGGGTGGCGGAAGCGAAGAAGATTTGTTAAAAGACTTACAGAAAAAAGCTGGTATCCCGCAACATGCACAACATGGCAAGCCTGCAATGGCTAAGTCTAATGATGAAGTTGATGAAAGCGCATTGCAAGCATACTTGGGTGATAAGAAGTACGGTAAAGATGGTATGGACGCATTACGCAAAGCCGGACAAGAACATGCTAGCGAAAAGAAAATGCAAAACATCCGTGCTAAGTATAGCAGTAAAGAAGAAGTTGCAGAAGATGAATTTGCAGGTGACTATGCTACCGGCGAAGCAGGTCAATGGCGTAACACAGGTCCTAAAGCTAACAAGCCAGCAACGATCGGTGACTTAGTTGGTGAAGAGTTCGATCCATTAAAGCACATTGATAAAGACAAACAAACTACTGACATCAAGAAAGCAGCCAAAGATGTTAAGCGTGGTAGCTATGCAGACCGTGCCGCTTTGATGAAAGCAGGCGGGGTTAAAGATGACCGTGGTCCACGTGGTGTGACAATGGGTGAAGGTCAAGAAGACCTAGACGCTATTAAGCGCATGTTGGGTAGATAAGAATGCGTATTACTGAAGTTGTTCGTGTACAAAATCCAATGGGCGGTGATTATAAATCACAACTTGATAGAGACCGTGCCGCAGCCGCAGTAAGGGCACAGCGTCAGGCTAATCGTGATGCAGGTAAAAATACTGCCGGCGCAAAGTCTGGCACTGATCCACAAGGCGGCATGTTCACCCCAGGAGCAGTTACTACTAAATCATATAACAATGCATTGACTAAGCAGTTCGCAAGACCTGCAGGTCAAGGCAAGGGTTTAGATATAATGGGCAAACCATTACAACAACCTGTACAGCGTAAGATTGAACCTGTGATACAAACACCGCAACCTGCACAAGCCGCACAATCTCAGCCATCATGGGTAGGACAGAATACAAACATACCTGCTGTACAGCGTAAACAACAAGCACAACAGACTCAGCAACAAACACAGCAACAGCCTGTACAACAAACACAGCCAACACAGCCAACACAGCCAACACAGCAACAGCCAGTACAACAAACAACACAACAACCAACACAACAACCTGCGGCACAAACAACTGCGTCTACTGGAACTAGCGCACCCGCAACTACTCCTACTAGTAATACACCTACTACGCAATCTACAGGTAAACTTCAGGGTATCAAACAACAAATTAATCCTGCATTTGTTAAAGAGTTTGATGGCATTATAGATGTAACACCTAAGTTAAATCCTCAAATCAAAGATGCTAAAGGCCGTACTTGGACAAAATTACCAGGTGGCTGGACAATGGATGGTACTAAGCGAGAAATTGATAGAAAAGATTCTACATACATCGCATTTGATGACGCTTGGCGTGAAGCAAATGGGTTCCCTACATCAGAACAAGGCACGAGTATGGGATCAACTGCTAACAATCAGCCACAGCAAACACTTTCACAACAAACAGGTCGTCCTAATCCATATATGACACCACAAGCAAATACGCCAAGTGAGCCTGAACAGCAAACACAAACAATGCCTAGTGAGCCAGTTAAGATTGGTGGACAAAAATTAAATCCTAATGATCCTACTGATGCTAAAATATTACAGATGATACAAAAACAATTACCACAAATGCCCACACCACAAGTGGCGGCTGTAAAGAAAGCGGCAGACAAAACACTTAAGCGCAGAAAAAACAAGCCAAAGCAACGATTCTAAAAGGGTAAATAAACCGCATAAAAATATGCGGTTTCCCATATATGGCATAAATACTATTGACATACTTGTAAGTCTTTGCTATACTTACATTTGTGTTAGACATTAATAGGTAATGTCGAATACTAAAAACAGAGACCATCTCAATTTTATTAAGGAAAATATCATGGCATCATTAGCAGAAATTCGTGCTCGTATCGCGGCACAAGAAAACAAATCAAGCAACAAGGGTTCTAACACCCAATCTGATAACGCAATTTACCCACACTGGAACATGGATGAAGGCACAAGTGCTGTAATTCGTTTCTTACCAGATGCGGACTCAAAGAACGAATTCTTCTGGGTCGAACGACAAATCATCAAACTTCCATTCAATGGTGTTAAAGGTGATTCTAATGTAAAGCGTATTGAAGTACAAGTACCATGCGTAGAGATGTATGGTGACAACTGCCCTATCTTGGCAGAAGTTCGTCCTTGGTATAAAGACGAATCATTAAAAGAGATGGCTAACAAATACTGGAAGAAACGCAGTTTCTTGTTTCAAGGTTTTGTTCGCACAAACCCACTAGGCGATGACAAGACTCCGGCGAACCCTATTCGTAGATTCATCATCAGCCCACAAATCATTCCA